CTGGCTGAGTTGGGAGCGGATCGTGCGGTCATGGGAAGCGGCCCAAGGGTCGGACGAGGCGATCAAGGCGTTCCGCAATACGATCCTTGGCGAGACATGGGTCGAAACGGGCGAAGCGCCGGACTGGCAGCGGCTTTACGACCGGCGTGAGCGCTGGAAATCCGGTACGGTGCCAGCGGGCGGGCTGTTCCTGACCGCCGGAACCGACGTGCAGAAGGACCGGATCGAGGTCGATGTCTGGGCCTGGGGTCGGAACTTGGAAAGCTGGCTGGTCGATCACGTCGTAATCGAGGGCGGGCCCGACCGGCACGATGCATGGTCGGAACTGACGGCCTTGCTGGACAGGTCCTGGCCGCATGAACGTGGCGCGCATCTGCGGATTGCGCGGCTGGCCATCGACACCGGTTACGAGGCCCCGGCAGTCTATTCCTGGTCGCGGGCGCAAGGCTTTGCGCAGGTTTCCCCAGTGAAAGGCGTCGAAGGGTTCAACCGTTCGAGCCCAGTGTCGGGGCCGACCTTCGTGGATGCAACCGAGGGCGGAAAACGCCTGCGGCGCGGCGCGCGGCTTTGGACCGTGGCGGTGTCGACCTTCAAGGCCGAGACCTACCGTTTCCTGCGGCTGGAACGGCCCACGGAAGAGGAACGCGCCGAGGGCGCGGCCTTCCCGCCTGGGACGATCCACCTGCCGACATGGGTGGAAAGCGAATGGCTGAGGCAGGTCGTCGCCGAACAGCTGGTGACGGTGCGCACCAAGCGCGGTTTTGCCCGGCTGGAATGGCAGAAACTGCGCGAACGCAACGAGGCGCTGGATTGCCGGGTCTATGCCCGCGCCGCCGCCTGGATCGCAGGCGCGGATCGCTGGTCTGAGGCGAAATGGCGCGATCTCGAGGATCAACTCGGGGCCGCCCCCACCGTCACCGATCCCGCCGGGCAGATCAACCGGCCGGGACAGGCCCCGCAGGGCAAGCGCCGCTCCGACTGGCTCGGACGGCGTGGAGGATGGTTGTGAGTGAGGACCGGTCCGCGCAGCGGATGCGAGGCTCCGGTGGAGCGTCGCAAGGGAACGAACGCACTGAGCGGGAGCGAAGGGCATGGACTGGACGGAAACCGAGCTCTCGGCGCTGCGACGGGCCTATGCCAGCGGCACGACCCGGGTCAGCAATGACGGCAAGTCCGTCGACTATGGCTCGGCCGAGGATCTGCTGGGCCGCATCCGGACCATTGAACGCGTCATCGCAGGAACTGCGCGGCCGCTGCCGGTCGCCGGGTTGGCGGGCTTTTCCCGCGGAGATCGCTGATGCCCGCGAACTGGATGGACCATGCCATTGCCTCTGTCGCCCCGCGCATGGCGGCGCGTCGCGTGCTGGCCCGTCAGGCCTTCGAGACCCTGACGCGCGGCTATGACGGCGCGTCCAAGGGCCGTCGCACGGACGGCTGGCGTGCGCCGGGATCTTCGGCCGACACCGAGATCGGCGTCGCCGGGGCGCTTCTGCGCGACCGGATGCGGGATCTGGTGCGCAACAATCCGCACGCGGCCAAGGCCTTGGCGGTGCTGGTGAACAACATCATCGGCGCGGGCATCATGCCGCGCGCTGCGAGCGGCGACGACAAACTGGACCGCAAGGTCGACGCGCTGTTCGCCCGCTGGACGGCAGAGTGCGATGCCGATGGTCAGCTCGACTTCTACGGCCTTCAGACGCTGATCTGCCGCGAGATGGTCGAGGCGGGCGAGGTGCTGGTGCGCCGCCGCTTGCGAAGATCCTCGGACGGGCTGATCGTGCCGCTGCAATTGCAGGTGCTGGAGGCCGACTTCCTCGACGCCACCAAATCCGGCGCCTTGGGCGACGGACGTCTGGTGCAGGGGATCGAGTTCGACCCGGTCGGCAAGCGCCGGGCCTATTGGCTCCATGCCGCACATCCGGGCGATCCTTGGGGCGCGCTGCAGGGCGGGCTCGGATCTCGCCCTATCCCCGCGAGCGAGATCGCGCATGTCTATGAAAAGCAGCGCACGCAGGCGCGCGGCGTTCCCTGGGGCGCGCCAGTGATCCGGTCCTTGCGGGATCTCGACGATTACGAGGTGGCCGAACTGGTCCGGAAGAAGACCGAGGCCTGCGTCACCGCCATCATCTTCGGCGATGACGAGGCGCAGCAGGGTATCGCGCCCTCGGTGGTCGATGCTGATGGCAATCGGGTTGAACAGTTCGAACCGGGGCTGATCGCCTATGCCCGTGGCGGCAAGGACATCCGCTTCAACCAGCCCGCTGCCACCGGCGGCTATGGCGAATACAAGCGGGCGAGCCTGCACACCATCTCGGCCGGGTTCCGGGTGCCTTATGAATTGCTGACCGGGGACCTGTCCCAGGTCAACTATTCCTCGATCCGGGCGGGGTTGGTCGAATTCCGCCGCCAGATCGACGCCGTACAATGGCAGTTGTTCATCCCGATGTTCTGCGCGCCGGTCTGGCGCTGGTTCACTGAGGCCGCATGGGCGGCGGGGCAGATCCCGTCACCGGACGTGCCGGTCGAATGGTCGCCGCCGAAGTTCGAAGCGGTCGATCCGCAGAAGGACGCGATGGCGAACCTGCTGTCGATCCGGTCCGGCACCATGACGCTGGCAGAAGTGATCGCCCGGCAGGGTCGCAACCCCGACGCGGTTCTGGCGGAAATCGCCGCGACCAATGCCAAGCTGGATGCCCTCGGCCTCGTCCTCGACAGCGACCCGCGCCGTGTCACGAAAACCGGCAGCGCCCAGACCAGTGACCTGACCAACGATCCTGCGAATGAGCCTGCCGCCGATCCGGACACCGACCCCGATGAAGACGCTGACGCCGCCCCCACACAGAACGCCTGACAGGACGTCTCGCCCATGAAATCCTTCATCGCCCCCGGCAAGACAGTGACCCTCACTGCGCCCTATGCCGTAATGCCGGGCCAGGGGTTGCGTGTGGGGGCCTTCTTCGGGGTGGCCAGTGCTGCGGCGGCAGTCGGCGAGCCCGTCGACGTGGCCCTCGAAGGTGTCTTCGATCTGGCCAAAGCGCCAAGCCAGGCCTGGCAGCCGGGGGATCGCATCTTCTGGGACGATGCGGCCCGCCTCACTACGAGATCTTCCGGCGGAACCACGCTGATCGGTGTGGCCATCGAACCGGTGGGCGGGGGTGCAGGTGACGTGGTGGGTAGGGTGCGCCTCAATGGCGGGATCGCGGGTGGCGTCTATGGTCTGCCTGCGGGTCTCGGGTGGACCCGCGCCCCGGTCGAGGCGACCCGGTCGGGGGCCGGATATGCGGTGAACCTGAGCCTGCGCGCACTGGTCGATCCCGCCATCTGGACGGGTGCGGCGATCCATGTCGACGGCGTGGCGGGGCTCGACACCAATTCGGGTCTTGGCAGCGTGGATGGCGACTTCTCGGCCGCCAAACGCACCATCCATGCCGCCTTCACCGCCGGGAACGCGACCGGCGCGCCGTACCGCGTCATCGTCAAGCCCGGCAGCTTCGAGAACTCGGCCTTCACCAACAACGGTACTGTCGAACCTTCGCGGCCCGTTGCAATCCTCGGCTGGAATGGCCGGGTGAACTATCGGGCGGGGCTGCGCACGCAGACCTGGACGCTCGATCAGGGCGCCACCTACACGGCCACGATCACCTCGGTCATGCGCCTCCTGCGGGCGGATGTTCTGACGGCGGAGGGGCTCTATACGGAGATGACGCTGGCGGCTTCGCTTGCGGCGTGCCGCGCCACGATCGGCACCTGGTTCAAGGACACGGGCGATGTGCTCTTCGTGAATCTCGGCAAGGTCGTGACCACGACCGATGTGGTTGTCATCCGGGGTTTCCACGGCGCGCGGTTCCTGACCCATGTCAGTGATCTCTATCTTGAAAACTTCGACATCGAGGGCGGGATCACCGGGGCGCTGCATTGCGATGCAGTGGCAAACCGCACCATCGTCGGCGTGAACTGCACCTTCCGGTATTCCTCGCCCTCGACGTCCGGACCCGTGCCGCTCGACGCGGTCCAGATCCGGCGCACGAACGGGCTTGTCGCCTTCTTCGACTGCGATGCCTCTTCGGGGGCAAAGGACGGTTGGAACTTCCACGCGGACGGCACGTCCGGCATGCATGCACTTCTCGTGAACTGCACCGGCTGGCGGAACGGTGCCATGGCCGGACCCTCCAACAATGCCTGCACCAGTCATGACGATGTCATCATGGCGGTGATCGGCGGGCGCTTCGGCCTTTCGGCGAATGGCACCGACATCCACTGCATCGAGGACACGAAGACCTTCATCCTCGGGGCCGAGGTCATCGCCCGTGATCCCGACGGCACCTGCACGGCGTTCAAGTGTTCGAATAACGGGCGGATGTGGCTGCAGGACACTGTCGCGGATGCGGCAGGTGGCATCACGGCGAACTATGGCATCGAGGCCAATGACGGCGGGATCGTCTACCGGCGCGGACATTGGAACCGGGCTGGGACGGAACTCGCCTTCAACGGCGGCCAAATCCTCGACTTCTGAGGCTGGCGGCACCACCACACAGGACTGACTCCATGGACACGATGATCGAACTGCCGGCCATGCGCCGGACGGCGGAGCTTGCGCCAAACACGGCCGATGCGCAGGCCCGCACCGTCGAGGTGGTCTGGTCGGCCGGGGCCCGCGTCCGCCGCGCCAGCTTCTTCGGCGAACCTTACGACGAGGAACTCAGCCTCGACCCCGCCCATGTGCGGCTGGAACGGCTGAATGCGGGCGCGCCGTTCCTGAAGGTGCACGAGTTGGGCGCGCTCGACGCTGTCATCGGCTCCGTCGTCCCCGGTTCGGCACGCCTTGAAAACGGCCGGGGCATCGCGCTGGTCCGCATGTCGGAACGTGACGATGTCGAGCCGATATGGCGCGACATTCAGGCGGGGCACATCCGGGCGGTGTCCATCGGCTACCAGGTCCACCGCTTCGAGGTCTCCAAGCCTGATGGCGGCCGCGAGCTTCTTAGGCTCAAGTTTCAAGTGCAACACCCACGGCCCACAGGGCATAGGATGTTGCGATGGACAGACGAAGCAAGCACCTCAGCA